CCCCAGATCATAATCGCAAGCTCCACAAGAGCGAGGACTGAGCTGGCCGCGGCGAAGTGAAACTCACTTGGCCATTTTTACGCATGTGGAAACCAGTGCGACCTACGGTCGTAACGGTTTCCATCTGAGGAGCTATTTTGCTCGAGCCTGGGGTTCTGACACGGACTGTTCTAAGTCCGTGCTTCGGAGCCGCGGCGGCACAAAGCGCTGCTTCAAGAACAGTGCTGAGGCGGCCGCGCCGATCCATGGGAGCACCGATGAGAGGGTCGTCTGCCCGCTCATCAGGAATCCCAGAAATGGACAACCAGTAGTATGGTTCATGTCTATTCTCCTTTCTCAGTGTACTCTTCATACGAAGGTAACTGATACGGAAAAGGCCATGTCCTATGCTTTTGGGCCATTTTACGCATCCATGCCACGGTATAGGCATGGAACGTGGATCAACACTCTGTATACCTGCATCGTCGGGAAAATCGTGTGGAACTATTTTAGGAGATAGAACCACTTCCCTAAGACGCTGTGAAAGGTATGCAAGTGTTCCAGGCAGCTCGTAGCAAGACCATCGACAGAGTAAACCGTTGATAGTTTTGTACAATATAGCTTCAAAGGTTTCTTTCCTTTGAACCTCAGATGCGCCGTACTTAGGCTGGTACGGACGCACATCCAACCCGCAGTAGTAGTCACCACCGCAGGATTCTCTGAAGCCGCCTGTTGCAAAAGTCTTGTCGACATTTACAACAAGTCCACACTGATGAAGAAACAGCATTACGGATTTATACATGATACTGTCAAATATCATGTCATCGCCGTATACGCTTATTACTCCACGGTAAATATCGAATCCTTCATGATATCGATATCTGCTGACAGCATGGATAAGGCTCAAGAAACAAAGAGTTTGCAGAGGGAACGTAAAACCTACACCCATAGTACAGAAAGTACTAGGGTTCGGAAGTAGGTCTTCCTTGTATTTAATACCAGGAACTCTCGCCTGCATAAGAGCGGAAAACCACTCTTCAGGCAGCAAGGCCCTGACAAGGTCGACAGATAACCTGTCGGACGCGCTCGATAAGTCCATAGTACATAATGTGCCATGGATTGAGCCGAGCATAGCGAGATCTCGATGTTCATGTTGCAACGTCTTGATATCGTACCCCTTTCTGCGCAAGCGTCGCTCTATCATACGTCCAAGACCGTGAGTCATGTATGACCCAAGGGTAGTGTTCGGTATTATAGAGCGGAAAGCCTTAAAACTCTTTGGGACTAGCGTAAAGTTCAGCGCCTCAGGTGCATTGTACAAAGGAATAGTTCCATCCTTAGTACATTGTGACAGGTAATATTCGGCCTGTCTTAGGTCGGTGGAGAAAACATTTTCCACAAACCATGCAAACTGAGTTTCGGTGCCGGAGAACGGTGCTACCCATCGTTCAGCCTCACAGGCTAGTTTCGATGGAATACCGTACGAGGCCCGCTTTCCAAACTTACAAGAGGCTACATGTTCTTCAACATGATATGCACCAAGAGTTCGCCGTATAAAGGTCTTTGCATAACCTATTAATACGGCGAAGACAGGGTCTTCCATCTTGGACTCGAAGTCCAAAACCCTGAGTTCATCTTGGATAGCGACGAATTTGCTCCATGCTTCGCATTTGAGCTGATCGTCGGCATACAGATCCTTAGCGAATCTGTGCCTCTTGAAAAGACCTTCCATCTGAGCCCACACCTTAAAAAGATATGGGTCAGAGACAGTTGGCCAGTCGAACGTACGTAAAGCCGCAACATCTTGGCGTATGCAGATGCACGCCAAATCTTGCAACTTAACGTCGCTGACATAGGTTTGGAAATCGCTGATCATCTTAGTGGCAGTCTGCCACAAAAGATCGTCGACTGATATGGTCTTAACAGTCTTCATAGTGGAACCTCCGAATAGTGGGGCTAGGCAATTGCGCCTAGAGAAACAAGATTAGTGAGTAAGCCCGGAGAAATCATGGCATGCGCAGACTGCGCAGCCAGATTCGTCAGGCGATCCATCGGACCAAGGTCCATAGCAGGATTAAACTCAGTAATCAAGCGAACAGTAGAGAAGGTAACCTCTCCGGTACTACCGCTTACATTCGGTACAGAAAAGACAATTTCTGCTTTAGTCTTCGTGTACTTACCTGTGCGGTTGTCCAATCGTGCTGGCCTTGCCTTAACAGTTACAGTTATTGTACTGGTTCGGCTATCGCCATCGACGATATACTGTTTACCACCATTCGTAATGTTTCCAGTTTCGATCAGCGTTAATGCGGTCCCTCCGGTTACGGTGGTAGTAGCATCAGCGTCTTTGAACTGCACGTTCGTGAGTCCCATAATCGACCTCCTTAGGTCAGACGAGCTAACCTTTTAGCAAGGCTTTGTGCTAAAAGTGCTGCTGCGTCAAGAAGTTGCGTCGCTTTAAGCGGTCTGCTTATAACGACTGGCCAAGCCGGTTGGGGGACATGCGGTTCGCGCTCGTAATAGAATTTGTTACGAGTAACGATGCCGAAGTCCTCTTCGAAAACGGGAAATTGAGGATAAACCTGGGCTCTATATCGTCCACGTGACATACATTGAAGTTTCTCTTCTTTGATGGTCACGACAAACGAATCAAGCACAGTACAGCCCAACGGTAAAGTATGGGCCTTAAGCCACAATCCAACGTTTACGAACCAATCGGCCACAAATGAATACGGGATGGGTTCCCATAAATTTCCGATGTTCGATCCGACACCAAGGCGTTCAGCAGTTGCCTTAATAACGGACGACTCGGACATAGTATAGAACACACCCGCATTCGCCCGCACTTTATAATTATAAAGTGCTGTCCCGGTAACGTATTGAAATCCACATACGTTCTTCCCATGCGTAAAGTCAGAGCTGCCTTCCCAGGCATGCTTGACTCCACCACGCGCAATTCGTATACGGCGAGCATTCCGAGTCTGTATCTGATTTAAAGTATCGGATACAGCCAGGATGTCAGTTACGAGAGGGAAATAACCCATACGTGCCTTAAGCCAGAGATTGGCTGTGCGCGTCTTGATAGATTCCTCAACTAGTAACCGTCTCGCCTTACCTCGACCGGCGCGGCGCAATTCAGAATTGGCCCAGAACCTGATTTTAGTCAAGTCTTTGGTGAACCAATCTGTAATGCGCCTGCAGCCGTCGAGTGGAGCGGTAACCAGCTTGATCGTGGATCTCCATTCTTTAGCGATTTCAGGAGCGTTGATGGTAGCGTCAGATATATTCGCATATGCACGCAATATTGCATAATTGCGAAAAGCCTGACGCCGCCATTCGGCTAATGAACCACCAGAGATAAGTCCTTGATAAGCTGGCTCCCATGCGGCGACATGAGCTGCAAAGAAACCGTTCATTTTCGCGGTTCTGCCATCTGGCAGATCCCAAGAAAAGAACTTTTCAGTCCCAGCATCATGTTCAGTACGTTCGATCAGGCAATAATTATTGACGATTTGTCCTAACCTCATACGGGTAGACCATCCCGATGAAGATACGACATCCGTACAATCAGATTGCACCCCAGTGTGGGGAAACGGGCCAGTACCCCAACCAAGGTTGGAGTAGAAATAGCCAAGATCAGGAAGGGAGTACCTTCCTAACTCAGTCTTGGTTGTTATTTGGCCAGATCGACGAAACCGCATAATACCTCCTATACGAAGGGTCAAAGACCCGGGATACGGCAGCATACGCTGCCGCCGGTCGGACAACCAGATCACAGTAGCTCACTGGTGTGAGTCCTAAACAGAAACC